TGGTGTTGTCAATGATCTTGCACCACTAACACCAAGGGGTATTCGTAATAATAACCCTGGTAATATTAGATCCAGTAATTCTAATAACTGGCAGGGTGAGGTACCATCTAATGATCCTGCCTTTGAACAATTCAGAGGTCCAGCAGATGGGCTTAGAGCAATGGGTAGGGTAATCCAGAATAACTCTAATCTTACTGTAGAGCAGTTGATCAATAGGTATGCACCACCTACTGAGAATGACACACAAGCGTATGTTGATGCCGTTAGAAATGCAGGTATTGACACTACTAAGTCTGTGTCTGAGGTTAACAAGCTTGATCTAGTTAAGACTATGATTAGGCAGGAGACTGGTGTCATGCCCTTCAATGATGACTTTATACAAGGTGTGTTAGGTTCTTAATAGTTTGGTTCACTTTTCTTTCCCCGTATAATTCCACCACTCTACAAAAAATCTAATTATCTTATCTAACATATGGAACTCCAATGGATGACGCCTACATTAATGCAGAAATTAAAGAACTACGCTTGTTTAGGCATGACGTAGAAGGAAGAGGTATTATGAATCTACCAGAGAGAGTATCAGCACTAGAATTATCTAAGCATGAGAACGCTCTTAAGGATCAGAGACAGACCATAGTTGTAGAGAGCCTACAAGCAGGTATGACTGAATTATCTGATACCATTAAGAGCGTTCACAAAGATCTTCAAGGAGTAAGAAAGTTATTTACTGTAGCTATCTGTGTTGTTATCGTTAGTATCCTATTGCCTGATGACATTATACATCAAGCATTAGGATACTTGATTAAGCTTCTTTAATTGTAGTGATGACGGCTCCAAGCACTGTAGCCAAGGCCACGAGTGTCGTGCTTAGACTTACTCCAAGTCACACCACTACCTGCCTTATCATTCTTACTGCCTGATCCAGACTTACCTGACTTAGAACCAGAACCACCAAAGCTGCCAGAGGTACTACAACACTGACCTAGTCCTCCTTCAGCATGGGCTGACAGGGGAAGCGACAAAGCAAGTAAAATAACAAGATACTTCATGGTCGAATTCCTTTCGATCGCTTGTCTTGGAAGAGGACACCATTACCAGCACCATTAGCTTTACATGGTACAGCATTGTGTCGATCACACTGGTTACTAGTCCAAGATTCTACACTACGATCTGGTTGCGATGGTGCTGGAGTCTCTGGTTGAGATGTATAATAGGTAGCATAGGCTGGTGTAGCAAACAACATAATAGCAAGAATATACTTAATCATTAGTCTAAGTCCTCCAAGTACATTTGCAGATAGTGAATAGCCTTCTCGATATCCTGTCGAGGAGTGCCTTTGTGTTCGTGTCGTTGGATATACTTCACTACATTACCTAGATCCCAAGACAGGTCCCAGTCTCTAATGACATCTCTTGGTTGGATCTTACTCTTGAGATAGTGGTCACCTCCAATCATTTCTGTACTCCATACCTTTCCTAAGTACCATGATGGTCCTGTCTGTGGTTTAGGATTACTTACAGTGCCAGCTTTATCACTATGTTTGTAAATATTGCCAGAAGCATCTTCATAATAGTCACTCATATCAAATCCACAAGTTCGCATACACTGTGTTTATCCTTCATAGGTCTACAATTTCACACATTCCATCCCCACTGCAAGCCATAGACCTAGCACCAGCACCTGTATCTAGGCCATTCTCAAACTTGTCTAGCTCATGCCAGTCCAGCGCAACAGTGTGCTCTGCTAACGCTTTGTACTCCTCTTCAGTAATAGCTTGATAGGGTGCCTGCTTGTAACTACCAGAGTCCCAAGGCAAGAAACTAACACCACTAATAGTATCAAAGTTCTCATACACCCATGCGCCTACATCCATCCATTCATGTTCCTTAACCTGAATGGTAACACTAGGCTTGTGCTCACACCAATAGTGTTGAAGCATATGCCAGTCTTTTAGATGCTCTACTGCACTGATGTCTGTTCTCTTGACACTCTTGGTAGGTGCTTGAATGTAGAAAGAGAAGACAGTTGTAGTGCCTTCCTTGCCTATCGCTGGTTCATTAGGTACTCCTTGGTCTTTGAGAAACATCGTGAGAGGATCTTTATTATCACCACGAACGGTGCGGATATAATAATCACTATACCTGGGATGACAGCCAGAAGCAGCATCCACAAGCTGACTAACAGTACCGCTAGGCTTACAAAAGTTCGTCATTGGTCGTTACCCAATGACCGTCTTAACCGATAGTAGTGTGTCTTACTGATGCCAAACTTAGAGTGTGCGTCCTTAAAGGATAGACTAGCAACACTCTCTGGATTGTATGTATCCTTGTCAGCCCAGTAGTCTCTACTCACCTTGGAGAACAGCTTCTTATTCTCTTCAGTATGAGACATACCTAGTGCAGGCTTACGCCCAACACGGGCCTTCTTTAGTTTCTCAATCCAGTCTTCTTTATCAGTAATAAACCACCCACCTTCACCACCGGGTGCTAGATTATAGGTGTCATCATCAAATGAAATCAACCGAGTCTCTAAATACCCGGCGTACTCCCTATCAGGGCATACACAGAGGATTACCATTAAGAATTGTTCAATACCATACTTTCTCATGGCAGCATAGAGTGGTCTATTCGTTGTGAAGTAGGCACACTTGTGGGCGTTCCAACGTAATCTTAGGTTGTTGGTAATACCGTAGTACACCTTGTCATTCACACTGTTGATGATCTTATAAACGTAGCAGACAGCCTTAGATTTCTCTAAGGATCGGACTATATCATCACCCCTACTAAGGGTGCCCTGAGCTTCCACATCACTTGATGTGTACGAGGACAAAGCCTCTAGTCTCTGAACCTTCAAGAACGTATCAGTGTCCTTGCTTGGCTGCTGATTACCATATGAGGGTACTAAGCTCACTTAGGCTTCCAGCAATTCACAGGGTTTACATTAACCATTACTGATTAACGGCGCCATTGACGCAAGTGATTGCAGCAGACTCTTCAATACCTAGTTCCTTAGCCTGCTTCTGATTAGTGATGATAGCATTACTCTTCCAATGTTCTAGGTTCTGGGGATTCAAGACTAGTTCAGGGTTGTCATAGATACCAGTAAGACTAACACCTAGTAGCCTCTCACTCTCAGTAGTAGTCTTCCACATGCGTCGAAGATACTTGAAGTCAGTGAGTGTAGCTTGGTGAGTACCGAGTATAGTAGCCAGTCGTACTTTATCCGTAACAGATCCACGAGTGTCAGACTCTCTGACAACAACCTCCGATAGATTACAGAATTGATTTGGTCGGAGAATGATTTCACTACAGGGATTCGTTCCAAAGTGAAGACACTCTTCTCGTCGTCCGTTGCGCATAGCCTGTAGTAGGGATGCTTGACGGTTAAATATTCCTCTCTCCCCACTCTTACTTTCGTAAAGACTAGTCCATTCTCGTAGCCATACTCCCATGTCAGGACGTTCGGTGTACACGGCAGAATTATTTGCAAGTGCTCGGTAGGGATTCTGCTCCCACCATTGTCCACTCTTCGCATGCCTCATCCTTTCATCACTAAGGTTGGATAGACCAATCATAGCTGAACGCCTGACACCACCAACCACTACGATATCAGCAATCTTACAGCAGATATCATGGACCTCAATAGAGGTTAGCTTGCGGCCCATAGCTCCGGTAAAGATTCTTGTAGTAAACTCAAAGAGGTCTTCCAATGGCTCAGGTCCTGAAGCTCTTCCACCAAAGGTTTTAAGTGGAGTGCCGGCAGGACGAACGTCTGATGTGTCCCATCTTGGAATTTGACCTGAATAGAGAAGACTGATGAGTTCTCGATAGGCCCTACTCCAGCCTGACTTACTGTCACCCACTCTGATGACGGATCCAGATTTCTCAAAATGCTCTGAAATTGCTGGTAGCTCATTAATATACTGCCTCTCAGTACTAAAGCCAACTCCTGTACCACACATCAAGATGTACATCAGTTCATCAAAGCACCTGATGTGGTTAATAGGCAGGTAGCTACAGTTGTACGCTGCTACATTACAGCGGGTTAACGCCTCTCCGGCCGTCCACATAGCACGCATAGATGGCATGACTTCAAGATTGTAGATAGCATCATAGAGTTCAGACCTAAGAGTACCATCAAGCGGGTTGTCCCGCTCTAAGAAGTCAAGATACCTATTGACAGTCTCATCCCACTGCTCACGTCGGTTACCCAGCCATCGTGAGTACCTAGATTTGTAAATAAAGGAAGAATAAGCATCCATTACTTCACCATACCAAAGCTAACAACATTAGACTCAAGTTGTTGGTTGCCCTCAGCATCGAACAACTCATCAATATCCTCAAGCACACTAGGTCTGATACCAGTCACCTCCCATTCTTCACTATCATTATAACTATTCCATTCATCAACACACCTACCAATATTAATAAAGGTATGGGTCTTGTCTGTCGTACCCTTAGTAGTCATAAAAGTATAGGTCTGCACTTTCATTACAAATACTTCCTCATATTAAAGATAGCTACGCATGTCTGTTGGTGTGTACCCATCTGGCTTAAGGATCTTACCATCACTACGCTTCTTAATCTTACCATTAGTTAGTTTGCTTAGATTGTTCTCAATCTTATGTTGCTCTGCTGCATGATAGTTCCAACCCTTAACGACACACAGTACCTTGATGGTAAAGATAACATCCATCATCTCATCTAGGATGGAAGCCTGATAGTCTTCATCATCACCCGGTAAAGAAAAGGTGAACCAGTCATCAAGAGCAATACTTAATTCATTTAATTCTTCTTGTATCCTCTCAGCAAGAAAGCTGTCACTTTGGGGACCACAGCCTTCAATCCACTTACGGTATGTCATCGCTTACGCTCCTGTAATCGGCTTCCAACTCTTCCTCAATATACTGATCAACATCCTCAATAGGGTCAGTGTACTTCTTAGGATGTCTTGCTCTTGGTTTCTTAGGAGTTTCTTTAACTGTTTTGGACATAGCTTGTAATAGGCTTTCCTTCAAGGAGAAGATAATCAGTCTCATACTCTATATACTTTTTATTATCAAAGAGTAGAACTAACTTCCATTTACCGGGAGCTTGGGTGCAGTCATATGTAAAGTTAATGTCAATAATTGTCTTACTCATACGTATACCTGGTCCTTGTGGTTGTCTACATGGTTTGTACATACATTCTTTGTGTCGTTGACAAGAACCAACATGACACCTCGTCCAGTCAGTCATCAAATGGCAATGCAAAATGATCAGCCTCTTCAGCATACAACTCTTCAAAAATACGAAGGTCAATGTTAGCACGGTTCAAAGCATTAATCAACTCTGATGCACTAAGGTCCAACTCATACAGGATATCCTCTGGCTCAAAGGAATCAATCACCCAGTCAATAACATTCTTTGGCAAGTTGTTCATCCTTCACAACTCCTCTTTGTCATTTACAGGTACTCCTTCTTTAGTGTATCCAAACTAATAGCTTCAAAGTCTTCAAAGGTACCATTCTCTACACCCTTAAGTACCACAATACCAGACCACCAGTTCTTGGTGCCTGTGCCTGCATACCTAAACGTAGCACTATCACGCTCAATAAAGGAACCGCAGACCACACCCCAAATAGGGGTACCATCAATTGCTACCTTACGAGAGATATCAAAGTGATGACTGTGCCCCACAACTGTAGTCCGCATAGTGTGGTTAACAATATTCGAAGCAAGGTTGATGCCCGACATTGCTCTTGAAGTACCATTTGTAGGTACAAAATGAGTGTAGCTAATGCCATCAATCCCCACAATAGCAGGAGTGTCGCCGACATAAGGGTAGTACTCCCATCCATTACGTTGCCAATTAAAGCTATGATGTCCGTATGTACTTTTCAACTGGGTAGGATTCCGATTAATAGCCTTGGTTAGTCGGTAGTCATGGTTACCCTCTAGGGAAACAAAACGAGGTAGGCGCTTTTTAGCACGACGAATAGTAGCGCCCAACAAAGCGTGGCCCACGACACCAGCATTAAGATCGTCATATAGTGAACGACTATTGAATGACGCCAATCCAGAATCATAATGACATAGAGAAGGGAGGTCGAACCAATCGCCAATATTGATAAGCACATCAGGACGATAAGCATTGACAAGGTTTCCTAGTGCTGTAAATCTAGAGTAGTTTTCATTAGGTGCTACGTGTGCATCCCCGATGACAATATGAATCTTGGTCTTACTCACTAACGCTCTCCTGCGTTTGTCGCCTCTTGTGGTAGTCTTCCATATGGTTACTCATCTCTTCACTGTTCCACATTTGGTAAAAGACTTCTATTGGCAGATAGATAAAGTCTTTAGTGTTACCATCATAGAAAGATACATTGTCTTCTTGAAAACGAACTTCATAAGTATTAAGTGTCAATGATACTTGTCTATTCATACCCTTACTCCATCATCAAGATGTCATCATCACTCACATTAAACAAGAAGAAGGTGTCATACACATTACTAGCAAGGATGTCGCCATTATCAAAGATACGCTTGATAGTATAAACATTGACATGTCTATACTTGTTGTTAGTGCACATGTAAAGCTTATTCATAGTCTGATCCCTTTCAACAAACTCTTTACCACTGGTTGATCCTTACCTGCTGGCGCATAGGTATCATCAATCCGTTTGTTATACCAATTAGTGTAATCCAACAGCACATCCTCTTTGTGTTGGATATTAGTTTCAAGATACCTTAACGCCCCTCTACTTGGTGCTTGACAAAGGATTTCAAACTTAAACTGGTTTAGTCCTAGGTTGCGGATGTCCCTGTTCACTTCATTAGAGCTACCAGTGTACCATTCCCAATCAGTTTGGTGTGTGTTCTTACCCTTACGTGTATGCCAGTACTGCTTCTTACCTAGGTACTTTCTTCCAGTTTTCTTGTTAGTGATGAGATACAAGAATCCAAAGTACTTATGAGGCTCTGGTGTACATCCTTCCCAAGGAGTTCTGGTTGTGGATAGTCCCTTAGGATCGCAAGCAGGAGCTTGTTTCGATAGTACCTTTGTGCTCCTTCGTCGGGGTCGTTTAGGTTCTGACATACATACAAATCCAATATCGAGCTAGGGTGTGGATTCTCCTCTAGATATTTCTTTGCCTTTACTGGTCCCATCCCTCTGATGCCATAGACATTATCAGCATTGTCACCAGTAATTAGTTGTGTGTATAGAAAGAGATCAGCTTCTTCTTCAGTCACATATTTAAGAGACTTTAAATTATAATGCCATCCCGGTATCTGGTCAAGATCTTTATCAGTGGTTACAATACAGGTTGTGTCAACCTCAGCAGCACATTGGAGTATACCTAATCCATCATCAGCTTCTATACCAGCGAGACTAATAGCATCGTAATCAGAGATAAGGTAATCACGAAGCTGACCAAGATGCTGAGGAATCTTTGCACCCTTACGGTTTCCCTTATATGCTGGACCATCAGATGTCTTACTCACCTGCTTTCTAAACTGATGTGGCCCTGTTAAAAAGATAGTACCATCATGACAGTCAAGCTTATCTGCCACTCTCATGATGGTACTGTCAAGACGTGCCTTAGCAGCGTGGTAGCCCACTTTCTCAGTCGACCAAGCTGTACGATAAAGCAGGATATCCCCGTCGATAAGAAGATGCCTAAAAGACGGCATTCAATAGAGCAGTTAGATCATTAATTAGTAGTCGGGTGTGCTTAAGGCTAAGGTAGATGTACCTTTCCGCTTCATCTTCATAGTACATAGAAAAAAGTATTTGATCTCCTTCACGAGTAATACCTAAATTATCTCCGGGCGTATAATCACACGGGTACTCAAGGTATGGGTACTTACTCATGCCGCAAGACCTGCTGCCTTAAGCATCTCTTCGTCTTCTGACTTACCTTCAAACCTAACAAGCTCAGTGACAAAGACCTTAGCTGGGCGCTTCAGCTTAAAGAACTCCTTCTTACCAAAGCTAGTACGTGCAAGGTCACACTTAACCACAACCTTAGAACCATTACCAATCTTAGTTCCAGCCTCTACAGTCTTATCATGGTAGGTAACCTTAGGGCCGTAGATAGCGCCCTTAGATGATGGGATGTAGACGTACTCAACATTGTCTTCAACGACATCATACAAAGGATTACCATCGTCACCCGTATGATCCTTCTGAGACATACTACGGAGATTACCATACTGATCCTTGAAACCAACCATGGTATCAGCACCAGTCTCCTTAACTTCTTCCATGCTATCAGGGATAAGCTTAAGATCAAAGACATCAGTCATAGAGTTAGGCTCATGGACACATGCCCAATGAATCTCACCCTTAATCATAACATCCTGAAGCTTCTCGTAGTTCTTAGTAGCCATTAGTTCAACTCCTTGTTAGTTTCAAGAGAGTCGCTAGACTCTTTCCAACCATCAGCCATGATATGCAAGAACTGATCAGGTGTACCGGGCAACTCATACATCTCACCAAAGGCATCAACACCATAGTAGGTATCTTCTGCTTCATTAATTAAGATGGTTAGTATTGGGAACAGGTTCATCAATGAGTATCCTCTTTTAAAGTTGGTGAATTATAGCCGATCAAACTTAGACAGTCAATAGATATTTATGGGCGTTAGTCAGTGTTTCTAGGTCATCTTTAAAAAGTCCTAGCCCTCTGTTACAGTTATGACAAAGTAAACCTCTAACCTTTCCTGTCTTATGGTCATGGTCTACCACTAACTTGAGCTTGTGGTGTTGGGCCATGACAAACCCCTCACCACCACAGATAGCGCACTTCCTGTCTTGACATTCAAGAAGACGACAGTACTCCTTATAATCTATTCCGTAATTTCTTTTTAGATAAGCTGATGTCTGCCCTGATGTAGAACACTCTGTAGAACAGTACAAATTACAAGGGGAAACAGGTGCAAACATAGTACCACAACATTTACAAGCTTTATCTTTAAACCATTTCTGTGGCCAATCACTAGCTTTAGTCGTTACAATTGGGTTGTGTCTCAGATACATACTAATCTCCTTTGAGCTAAGAATAGTATATCTGATTCACTTCTTAATGTCAAGTACTTTATCAGTGGGTGAATTTCCACGAGGAACCTACTCTCCATTCCCCATCGATAGGGCACCCACACTTATAATATCTCCCAGCTTGTTGAAGAGCCAAGGTTTGGATAGGGCCTAGTTTGTTAGCAGTCGCCAATGAATCAACTTCAGTTTGCCACTCATCGTGATTAACTGTAACTAAAGTATAGTTTAATTCCTCTTTGTCTGCTCTCCTTGTCCAGATACGTAGAGCGCGTTTCATAATCGATGCCTCGCCCTCTTGTAAATAAGAGGCCAGCCAGTCACCATGCCAATCACTTTGACAAGGCATTCGCCTATGAGTAATCCGACTAGTTACATATCCCTTACGAGCTTGCTGTTTGCCTTCCTTCATGAGATCAGATAACCCAGGGATGAGGACATACAATAAATCCCTCAACTCTTCTGCTTCTCCTAAAGAGCATTGGGCCTGTGCTGCCAGTTTAGGAATACCTGCACCTAAGAGAAACGAGTACGTTATTGTCTTAATCTGAGAGCGCTTAACTTCTTTACTGAGAAGAACTGTTCCTTCATCTGCATGTGTCTGATGTATGTCAGAGCCAGGAGCAGTTAGTTTACTGATCCACTCTCTATCTCCTGTGTAGTGCGCCAGGACTCGAAGTTGAATACCACTTGCATCACATCCAAGAAGAGCCTTACCTTCTGGGACACTCCAACAATCCCGACATTCAGCACCGTAAGGGGCATCACTGGATGGAACCTGGGTAATCGGTGGATCTCTGTGAGCCATTCGGTGAGTGCGGGTTCCGATGTGAATGATTGAACCGTGCTGTCGGTGAGTGTCATGATTATAAAACTCCAACCATTTATCTATCTGTTTAGTGATACGGGTGTTAAGGATACGCCACTCTTGGTACGGCTTGTATTGGTCACCTACCTGATGGATGATATCATCAAGCAACTCATCACTTAGCTTTGGCTGCCCCGTTGGTGTGAATACTTTGGGTTGCCAGCCAGCCTTGAGAAGGTGTCGACGAATGAACACATCTCTAGTGTATTCAGGCTTGGGGTAGTCAACCCAGGTGAACTCAGCTCCTGGCTCGAACCACTCGACCGGACAGCCTCTAAGGCCTCGCTCACCAAGGCTTCCGTCCTTTCTAGCCTTTGGTTTGTACGTCTCAAGCTCGCCTTTAACGAACTTAGCTTCTGGGAGAGAAGGGAATAAGTCTCGTAGCTCATCTTCACATGCTTGTCGTTTGTCACTAAGCTCACTCCTAAGGATACTACACTTCTCGATATCAAACCAGAACCCATGCCGCTGTACTTGTGTCATCTTCCAGTGTACCCACTCTTCAAGATACACTTCAGACCACGGTATCTGTTTCTCATTGATACTATTAATCAGCAGTTTGTATAGCTTGGCGTTGATACGACAGTCTTCAACATTACGATGGACCATAGCGTCAGATAGCTGTGACCAATCTTCGTGCTCTGGCTTCTGTACTCCTAGTCGTTGTCCCCATGCATCCAGACTATGGCCACCATCCCGATTACTGTTATCAATCCGAGATATGCAAAGAGTATCATGACACTGGTCCAGTGGAAGGGCAAAGTCAAGAAGATCACTGACAACCCACCAATCGTAGCCGAGAAGGTTATGACCAATAAAGTTAGAACCTTTAGATATCTCTCTCTTGAGGACACTGTGTAATTCCTCCATGTTAGTGTAAGATTTGTATTCACCTGTATCTAAGTCCCATACTGTACCAACCCAGATGGTGGTATAGTTAGGCCATAGTCCGTCAGTTTCTAAATCGAGAACAATCTTTCCACTCAACTGAATAGCTCCTCACCCACGCATTTTCTACCCCTTCAAACGATATTGAACCGTTCTCGTTAATACAATACCAAGGAGTGGTGACAACAGCCAATGCTCCTCTGTCAAACTGTAACTTAAGATGGTACATTTCCTGTGAACTCTTCACTTAAGGTGACATGGGGTGGAGCCTTTACAATATTGGAAGTCATATGCCATGCTCCAGACTTACCCCTAGGGTCATACAACAGAGCTAGTTTATTCTTGAACTTTTTAACCACACGGATAGCCATACCTCGTGGTCGGCTGCCACGAATAGCAACAGCTACGACATCACCAATATTAATCTCTTGTCCAAAGATATCCTTCATCACTGTAACCTTTCAAGACATGACAAATGGTAATCACTGCTAGAACCGTTTGGTCCAAAGTGGGTGGGGTATTTTTGATCGACAAAGAAACACCAATTATCCCAAAGAGTTTGACTACCAATATGATTACATAGAACAGAATACTCTAAAGGTTTAGATTTAATAATAGTATTAATATTAATAGATATATTATCTTTATTAATATTAATATCTCTAAGTATATCTTTAATAGTATATATATTACTCAGGTTGTGCCTGTCAAGGCATCCACCTCTATTATTTTTTACCAGTTGCAATACGAACCCACCCTTAGCCAAACCAATGCCTGGAATCTGGCTAATTGTAGCAATAGCTTCAGCATCAGTCAAGGAGTCAAAGTTCCTATAGATAGTCATTAGATGATTAGGACAATCTTCCAACCACTCAAAGGTCTTACGTTTATTTCCCCATACATACGGACTAAGCTTACCTTTGTCATTCACACTATCAATCTGATTACCCATAGAGTAGAATGGTTGTCGGATAGTTAGGGATACAAACTTAATAACCTTTGGGAAGTTCTTCTCAGGGTCTGCCTCTACCCATTCTTGAATCTTAGGCTGAATGATTGAGTACATCTTTACACCATTCCCTTACCTTGTCTTCTTCTTTAACAAAGACAGCTCCATCTGTGATAATAACGTATGCTTCTACGTCTCTTTTCTTCCCAACCCAATCAATTAACTGTTTAACGAGATCTTGTACTGTCACTTTGGTGGTCCTTGTTCTTCAATGTAATCAATCAAGATACAGATACCGAGTACAACCCATGCCATTACAGCTATGTTAAACAAAGACATTCCATTGCTCCGCCATTGCGTTTGCTATTCCTTGATAAGTAATAGACCTAAGCTTACCCCTATCCTTAGAGGGTGACATGTGGTGTATTCTGCTTTCTCTACCACTTACTACAATAGTAGGCTCAAGCTTAGGTAGATTCTTTAACCATAAACAAGTCTTCTTTGTCTCCCCATGACCAAACATCCAGGGTTGAATGATCTGATCAGGCTTTCGTATCTTGGTACTGATCACACTAACAGGGTTTTCAATACAAATTTTATCAATGGGTGCATTCATTAAAGTCTGAACAAACTCAAGTGCTTCTTCTTGTTCTTTCATCCTATCTTTAAACCACCTAGCCCCTGATACTGCAAGGTAAGTACAAGGAGGATGGGCAATCATCAAATCCCAGGTAGAGGACAGTAGCTTAGTTACATCTCCTTGTATATGATACGGACTATCAGAATGAAGCAAATCACAGCTCCATGCATCATGTCCTCTTGATCTAAAAGCCTTACGCACTACACCTGAGAACTCACAAGCTACTAATACTTTCATAGATCGTCTCAATCTTTATGGGGCATACCACTGCATCAAAGCAGCCCAACTGTAAGGGAACTCATCAGCTAGTGGTTCAACAAACATCTCAGCAAAGTCTCTGATCTCCTTCTGAGCGCTTCGCTCTGTCCTTTGCTTAACAAAGTGTGCCCAAGCAAGGAGACTACCAGTCCATACCCATTCGGTCATTTGAGATTGTGGCATAAAACCGCGAGCCTGTTCTGGACAAACTCCTTGATCAACTAAATTCCGGTAAAGGGATTGCATCTCTGAATAAAATTGACCAACAGAATCGATTTGAGGAACTAAGTATCCGCCATGAAGAGTTAGAACAGACTTGGCAAATTCAACAAGTTCTTCTTTGTTCGCTGAATTTTTCATAGCGTTAGCTTTGTGGCTAATCGTTTGGATATTGTTTTTAGTATATCCGAATCTGTTATCAACACGATCTACTGATGGTGAGTTATCTTGAATAGCATTAGCTGAGTAGTCTAATTTGATACTCAAGTACACACAGGTCTCCGGCATTGGGATATCATCGGCTACTAGATCAATAGGGATGCCCCTTTCTTGGGCACTAATTTTAAGTCGTTCTAACTTAGCAACGCGCCATCCTTTATTCGTAATCTTATATGCCTTGCCCTGACATTTTGGAGTGCAAAACTTTTGCCTGTTATTCCTAGAAATAAACTCATCTTTACAGTATGGGCATACTCCCTTCGATCCCTTTATAACAATAGCTTCATCAGAAGAACCCTGCTTTACATTGTCAGCTCTCTTACGCCATACCTCAGGGATATAAAACTCTGGAGTTTCATCAACGTACCTACGAGAAACTTCACTCCATGACATGCCTACTTGATGTTTTCCAGCCTGACGAGCAACAAAGAGGGGAGCACTACATTGGAATGTCATCTGAGGGTGTCGGAAGGGAAGCCAATGAGAATGCTCGGCAAGGTATTGGATTAGCCTCGCATCCTTTTCTGATAACGTAAAAGATTCTGCCCAATAGTTACCATCTAAATCTTCTTGCCAATTAGATACTTTACTAAAGCTGGCTCTTGCTGCATTAACGACAAGCAAGTCACCCTTCCAATCTACTGGGTTAGCTTTCATAGTATTTCATCCCACACAATCTCAACTACATTAGAGTGTTTATCTTTCTTTATCTTTTCAATGTCACTACCAAGCCAGATTGTTCCTTCTTCAATGTGATTGTATTTGCCAGTTACTTCTACACGAAGATCAGGATCAAACTTCTGTAGTTTTTCAATCAACTGTTGGACTTTCATGTCTCATCCTCTTCAGTTACACTAAGCCCAAGCTTAATGTTCTCAACGATAACCTCTAGCTCAGAGAAGGTAAGAATAATGTTACTTACTTCAACACACTGGTTATCAAAGTCAATCCAAACATCAAGGTCTTCAATAGGGGCAAACACTTTAACTAATCCTTTCTCTATTCTTCCAATGTGATTTCACTAAGACCATAAGGTCTTTGACTGTACTTCAAGTTGCATACATGTCCTGAGTATCCACTCTCCCTTGCCTTGTTAACATGCACTTGGGTAACATCTCTATCAGCTACAACCTCAGCCATCTTGTTACGTGCAAGACTAAAGATATTAGATGGAAGCTGGTACATAGCACCACTACCATACGCATCCTCCATCGTAGGCACTGCACCCTGTTCCCAACTCTTACCGTTAGAGTTCTTCCGTAGGTGACAGCAGGTACAGATGTAGATATCCAGTCTACCAGCCAACTGTCTTAGCTCTGTGATAAACTCTTGAGTAAGGGCTAGGGTATTCTCAGCAGCATTAGAACTAATGATGTAACTGATGTGATCAAGTATAACAATACGACAACCATATACCACAGCGGCTAACTCTATAAGCTGAAGTATGGACTTGGTTGTTAGCATGCCGTATTCTTTTTGATCAAAGAGATGCAAACGATTGGTACCTAAAGTTGCTGACCAAGCAACTTCTCTGTCTGTCTCGGTGAACTCCTCTTCTGGTCGTTGGAATGGGATGCCTGACTCAAGGCTCATGTACCTTAGAGTAGACTTCTTAAGACTATCCTCAAGGAAGAAGATAGCCTGATGATCCTGTGGTCTAGTGTGTAGCATATGTCTTGAGTGTTCAGCAAGGAAGAGAGACTTGCCTATGCTAGAGCCAGCAAGGAAGAGATCAAGGGTACCATACAACCATCCCCATGTGCTCTTGGTGACACTATCCCAAGGGTAAGGATGGAAGTCTAGTTGTGTATTATCATACACATCCTGCTTGAGTGAGTTAAGATCACAGAAAGCCTTTAGCTTTACTGGCTGACTAGACCACCAAAGCTTGGTTAGTTCTCCTGTCCTCCCCTTAACAAGACACTCATTAGCATCCTTTGGGAAGTCAATAGGCAATTCGATAACCTCTACCTTACCAGGGAAGAGGGTAGCAATCTTTTGTAGATCAACTGCCTTACCTGCTTCATCATTATCAGGTAGAATCTTAATCTTCTCAAACTGGTTTAGTCTTTCAAAGTTATTTGACAGTGCCTCAACTGCAACAGTATCAGATGGGACAGCATAGACAGGGTAGCCGCCCATGATCTGAGACAAGCTTGGTGCATCCCACATACCGAAGACAATAGTACACGCCTTGGTAGTCTTAGGTGGGATGTGCATACCCCATAGATCGTACTCAGTCTGCTTAAACCCCTTGTTTAAATACGTGTACTTCTGCTTCTCAACCTCAGGTTGGTTTACTTTAAAGTTCACCTCCTTCCCCTTGATATACAAGGGAAAATAGTAATGACCCTTATCATCAGGACCACGTATCTGCCACTGCTTTAGAACAGTAGGGTTGATGCCCCTGTAAGCAGAAATACAAACGGGAGGCAAACTAGAGTTGCCACTATCCCGAATACTAGTACTACTAACAACTCTAGTAGTATCTTTCCCATCCATCTTACCCTTTCCTTTACAACTATGACAATACCAAGAAGTTGGAGTGCCCTCCGCGCTATACCAGATAGTACATGCATCAGAACTAGAGCACTCGACACATGGTTGGTGTTCTTTTTTAGTCATAAAAGTATGTACTTTCTCGCCCATTCAAACACAAGTCTTCATACTCTTCCATCCTTTTTTGTATTCTACCATCTAGGTATCCTCTTTCTTTTTGACACTCAATAATTTCTTTAAGCAGATTGTCTTTAGTTACTTCTAAACTTCTTTTAGCCCCTTTCTTTTTGAATAGTAGACCAGAATAGCAGTTAGAATGTGTGAGGTTAAGAACGTCTGTCTTATCGTAGTTCTCAATGGAGTGAACAGGCTCATAATCATTAATGTTACCAAGGTAGGTAAGTTCTACCTTATCTGGATCTAGTACCTTCCTATCCCTAAAACTAACCTCACCAAATCCCCAGTAGATATCTAACAACTTACCCCTACGTACTTCACAATACGGTGAAGTACACCATCTGTTGAAATCGTTGTACTGCTTCCAGTGCCAACGAAAGATATCTCCTTCTGTTAATCGCATGTCAACTCCCTTCGTATCTCAGCACTATACATACCTTCAAACATAATCTTAGTACCGTACCCTTGAGGAGGATATGCTTGAATGATTCTCATCATTGCTTGCCTTAGTTCCTCCTTGGTATCAGCTTGAATGGTGTAGGTTATGTACGGTGGGTGGATGTAGTCTTCAACTGTTACCACAGGACATTACTCCACCATCATAGGGGGCAAAGGTGACCACCATAATCCATTGAAGGTCTCCTCCTTGTAGTTATCAAGACTCCAGACTGTGAATAGAGTATCTCCTACCCAAAACCCCGGTCTCCATAACCCATCATACCAAACAAGGATAGTATCTGTAGGTTGGGGTGTACATGATGTAATCTTATAAGGACCCATTGTTCCACTCTCCTTAAAAGAAATAGGGGTAGCTAACAACAACTACCCCTTTAAAAGTTTAGCCTACCTTACGGTACCTTGTAATGTCACGACTCCAACCATGTACACAATCAGCAGAGTAAGGGCCACTGGGATCATCACCATCATTCCACTCTACCATGAGCTTATCATCAGGCTCAACCCAAAGGGGCATCTCACCCCTACCATCAGAAGTAGGGGCAGTAGGAGTATGTTCTATCCAATACCCCATCATGTAGTCTTCTTTCTCATAATCATGAAGACTAAGTCTATCGGTATCAACAAGCCATTCAAGGTATGCATCATAATCATCTTCAAATCCATAAGAGTCAGGACTATCTAGCCACTCCTTTCGATAAGTCCAAGACTGATCAAGATCATCTTCCTCATCGTCGTAGTCATCAGTATCAAGATAAGGGCGATAGTCAAAGCCTTCATCAACACCATAGTCAAGAGCATGATCCCGACCAACATCAAGACCAATAGTATCCTTCACCTTATCAGTGATATCCTTTAGCACACGGTACTGGCAGACACGCATCTTAGAGTTGTTATAGTCGTTAGGAACAGCGACAACATCACGAGGGTTGACACTGACAACGACAACACGATCAGTACCACTGCGGACAGAGCCGAAGGCGTTAAGGTACTCAAAGGCACACACATGCAGACCACGAGAACAGGTAACAGTGCTGTCCTCATCAACCTGATTACGATTAACCCAGACCAACTTACCTGGGCTGTTATCAAAGGTACGAGAATGCAAGTCCTTGTAGTCCTGAGTAACGATCTTGTATGCCAAGAACGAGCCATCCTCAGCAATCATATGGTTGTTCTTTTCCAGAAAACCATACAACTCTTGGACCGCACGATACGAAGGGTTAAGCATAAGGTTATCCAAGAACCTAACCAGATGGGTTACCTCATCATTACCCAAGATACGATCAACAAGAAGTCCGTGAACAGGACTGCCATTATAAAGAACACTATCGTCAGTCACTGTGATATTGGTACCATCAACAGCCTTGCGCACAGTCTCAATAGGCTTCATTGCTTCCAAGACATCATCAAGACTGCACTCATTAGCAATGAGAGCTAGAACAAGATCAAAGTTAGGATGACTAGTATCAATAGAGACAGGCACGTAGTCATTATCAAAGACAGTGATCACGTTATTGTTACGAGTGTAAGGAATGGTTCCCATTTTCATTACTCCACTTCCAGTTGTGTAAGTGTGTTAGAATCATACTTCAGTAGATCAAACAGAGGGACGTCAGTCCCTGTAAAGGTCTTAACCTTTAGTCCTTTGAGATACTGTATCTTCTTGTCAATCTCCCTCATGTAGTTGATAGCGACTGATGTCTGAAAGTTATCAGTGATAAAGGTGGGCAGTCTGCCCCACTCAGGACAACCACCAATTTTAGGTGGGTCTGTAAATAAAAAATCTACACGTAAACTAAGTTTGTTAAAGTCTACATCAACCCAATCAGAGTGATACGCGTTAATGTAAGAATGAATGTAGTCCTCTTTGTGTTGATTACCTGCCTTCACCCACTCCTGAATTACATCATCAATGTGCTTGATACCTGCATTCTTTAGCTTAGTCAGGTTCTTAGACGTAGCACTAATGGCTTTGTACTCAGTATCTTTAAGTAGGCTGTGGTACTGCATCGCATTAGTGTACTTGCCTTCATCCTTTCTATCATAGTAGCACACATTACCAGGGTTGTCTAGGTCTAGCTTCTGTTCACTTGTGTACTTACTATCATAATAGCCTGCGTTAGGCTTGTAGTACACAACCAGTGCTTCACCCTTGGTTACACTCGGACCACTAGTCTTAGGTTGTTTAACCCTAGGTGCTGACTTCATGCGTTCGTAGGTAGATAGTAAGCTGTAAGGTACACCAATCTCATTCAGTTCTTTAATACTATCAGAGCCATCTTTAAGTGGCCTAAAGTATCCAAGTGCAGAGGATGGGTAGGTTTGCCACACTGTCTTGATACGACTAGGTACAAACTTATCAATATCAATAAGGATGTAGTGAGTAGGAGGAGCGCCGTATCCATACCTATTGCAGACAAGATCAGAATCAGGTAGATAGTAGTTTGTCTTTACTGAACCAGCACTATTAACATCTACTCTCTCAGTATGTATCATCTTTGGTGGAGAGAAGAACCTAGTCCCCATAATATGAGCAGCAATATTTGGATCAGTATTCTTACACCACTTATACTTTTCCCACTCATTGGGCAGTGCATCGTACTCAGCTTTATACACTGACACTAGATCATCAACAGCCTGAGTAATGACAGGCTTAAGTTTCTTTACTGTGTCTTCACTGTATCTAATTGACTCTCGTGAGGCAGTGATATTAAGCGAGCCTATCGGTTGTTTGATGACAAAGTAATTAGAACCTAACAAGCTAGTATCCTTTAGTATCTCATCACTATCACAGTGATATGGGATACCACCCATGACGACAGTAAGAAGTTGATGGGCACTGGTTGTCTTATACAAATCACCCTTAACATGCTCAAACCTGTCTGGTGCTATGTCTACTCCCTTAATATTAACACCACTAAAGAATGAAAGGTAATTGGAGAAGTGGTTGATCTGATCTCTGAATGTGTGGTAGTCTTGTGTCTTTACTGGTACAATAACCTCAGTACCAGTCTCATCACTAGCTCTACTCCCTCTTAGTGTCGTTGAGTATGTACCATCTGGTTTCTTAACACACTCATAGGTACTAACAACACCTTTCCACCAAGACCTGACAGTAAAAGTATCAGTGTAACTGAAGGGAGCCTTACACCCAAGCCCTAGTCCACCTCTCTTAATGTTATCAAGGTTCTTGTCACTAAAACCATAGGTTGTGTAGTTCTTTTCGATAAACTCAGGGGACATACCACGTCCATGATCCCGAACCTTGAAGTATGGCACGAGACTAGATGGAGTAGTGACAGAGAAATCACCCTCGTCAGCAGCATTAGTTAATGTCTCACGGACAGTAGCCTTGATAGGGTCCTTGTAAATACCAGAGCTAAGAACATCTAGCATCTCTGGTGTTGCTATAATGGTGTAGTCGGTAGACTTACCAACATATCCATGCTGACTAAGAGTGTGTTCTTTACGAAGAGGTATCATAGTCCTACCTTTTTGTATGCTTTACGTGCTTGCCAGTTACTCGTATCCTCACGCTTCGCTTTAAGGCCTACTGGCCGTTCATACATTGAGTAAGAAACAAGGTGTAGAGTGGATCAATACCCATCACCTTCCATTCATCCTCAACACCAGTACCTGCAATGAACTTACGGTGCACCTCATATGCTTCCTTCTCAACAGTACTACCTTCACACGGATCAAGGTTAGTAATGTCAACTAGATTAATGTCCTGCATGTAGTGCGTTAGCTCGTGCACTAGGATACCAACATCCTTGATCTTACTGCCATCCCAATTGTGATTGAGATACACGACACCACCATGATAGTATGCCAATACGCCACGGGTACCACTCTCATCATAGGGTTGCCCAGGCATGACACTGTACCACATCTGTTCTGGTGTCTTGTATTCCAATGATGGTGGTTGAATAGAGCCAGTCTCGCTGGCTGGAAGCGTGTAGCCTGTAGCTACAGCAATCCATGACATTAGTGCGATCATTAGAGTGTTCATCGCGTTAGTTCCTTAGGCCAGACGTATGGTAAGTCATCACTAACAGTCCAGCCATACCTATTGTAGTACTCAGGAAACTTACGCAATAGGTTAGACTTGTGGCTGTCGTGAAAGGCTGTGTCTCCCATCCAGTGCGGATCAGCCATACTAGTGTCTTTGAACCTCTTCATGAATGGGATTAAAGAGATATTATTTTTGTATCCTCTTGCCTCCCACTCTTGAATAACACAGAGACCATAGGCAATCAAAGCGTACTCGTGCCCTTGCCACATCTTGACAGCAGGATGATGAGGGAAGTCCCGGTTAAGTATCTGCACTACCTCCTTTCGTTGACAGCCTAGTCGTTGATAGTCAAGACATTCAGCACTAGCCTTGAAGTCAGGATATGGGAGAAAGGTTTGCAACTTGTCACTCCGTTCCTTACGCTGCTACCTTCAGACTATCGAGCAAAGCCTGAGCACCGACAGCAACCTGATGCACAAGAGCCTTGTCTTTGTCTGCAATCGGACGCTTGTCCTGTTGCTCGATGACAGCCATCCTCTTAAGCTGAAGCAAGAGCTGCTCATAGGTGATAGGCTTGGCATCCGCAGCACTACTACTATTGAGCTTAAAAAACGGTGTCTCCTTAGCAGCATCGAACTGCCAATCGTTGTCGGTTAGATTGTCCCATTTCTTAGACAGCTTACACGTATACCGTTGCTTATCCTTATCAAACAAGACCTTGATAGGGAAGTTAGACTCAGTCCACTCCTTCATTTGCTGATGAAAGCTCTTGATGTCGTTATCGAAGAGCCCTTGATAGAGCTTAGTCATGTACTTGTCCAAGCCTGCTCCCTTGTTCTCCCAAGCATACTGCACACTAGCACACAACGCGATATGGATCGCGTCTCTGCCCTTCTTATTGGTGTTGATAGCACTGGTGACAGCACCGCTAACCCTGGCTGCACTGATACCGTTAGTCTTAACGATTGCGTTATTAGTCATAGTCATACTCCTTACGAGTAGCTGGTTTGTTCTCAGTCCAATTCCAAGCTGGATACTGCTCACCGGGGGCAAAGAACACTCGATAGAATGATCGCACCATCTCCCACTGTAGCATTTTCCATTCGTCTCTAGTATCCATGACACTTAAGCCTTTCAAGATGGTTAGCAGACCAGCATGGATCACTACGGCCCATAGCCTTTAAGCCCTTCGGGCGTAAGGATAGCGTCTACTGCTGGGATGACAAAGAAGATGACGACAAGCACTGTCATCACATACAGGAATAGACGACTATCCATAAATCACCTTTCCCTTCGCTTTCATGTTGTTCAGCTTGCGACGCTGACGATCAAAGGCCGCACACTCACGCTTGTAGTCAAACTTCTCTCTGTCCCTTCTATCCCTAGCAGCAAGCATCTTGTCGCTGTAAGGATGATAGACACGAGACTTTGGATGGTTGTCGCTAGGATCACCAGCATGGGACCCTTTACAGTTGACTGTAACCTGTCTCATTTGATTACTCCGCAGTGTAGACTTTCGTCTTGTTAACAGTAAGACGATGAGGCTCACTTGGGCCGACCCAATGATGAGCAAAGGATATTGCTTGTTGAATGGTGCCGATAAAGATGAGGTTATCAGACACCACCTTCCCGTCAATCTCATAAGAGACAACGATTTTCCAAGCCTCTTTAACTGTAGTCATTGACCTCTCCTAAGATAATGACACAAATGCTTCTAAAGTGCGAAGCATCTTTCACAACTTGTATGCCATTACGCTAAGAGAGCATCGCTTGTGCTCTTAAAACAATCTACTAAGTACACTTGTCATCCATTGATACTATACGGCCTATAACAGTATATCTCTACTGACTTTGGCCAGCTTGCTAGGTTACTCGCGGTCGATCAATACAGCTAGTGCCGTACCTCTCAATGGCAAGCGTACTAGAGCACGTATTAGAGTTTCTGCCCGTGCTAGGCTAACAGAGGTTACTAGCCCCACTGTGATGGTAGTCAATCGACAAGGTTTCCCGTTCGATAAGCTAACAAGGCGGCCCATTAAGAGGCAAGCCCACCTCTGCTCCATGTAGTAGGTACTAACAAGCCGTGCGGAATACCTCCACCACAACCAGTCTTAACCCTTGCGCGATCCGCCCCTAACGGTAGGTCGCAAGGTATGGCCACAGCGCTGCTAACGCTATGAGGGTCTGACCAACGCCGCTCGCTGGTCTAGTGCTATCACTAAAGAGCATCTTTAGCTTTAAAGGGGAAGCATACCCTTAACAAAAAACGCTAGGCACAACCATTGCGGTTATCAAGAGCCAAACCCGGAACCGGATAGAGCGTCAGAGGGAACCTCATCGGCTAGGCTCATTAACGTTTCTTATTGAGACCCAAACCTAAACCGAGTGAAGACAGATTGAAACCCCCTATTTGATTAAAGATTGTCCATACAGTTGTCATTCTCAAGAACAAATGTTCCAGGCTTAACGGACAAAGGCAAGCAATTGCCGTGCCAAGGTTAGTCCTAGGAACAGACATAATACCTAAAACGGCTATCTTTATTTTTATGACCGGAGGTACCGGGCAAGAGTTATCCACAGCGCAAAGGGGCTTAAAAGTGTGTCAAGACTATATTTTTGCATAGCTTAGAAAAGGCAACGCATAGCTTATGGCACGTTTGTTGCTACTATATCAAACCGATATATGTCGTACGGTCGTGGGTTGTAACCGGCTGGTTACTTAGGGTGAACAATTGTTTA